CTAAATCGTAAATTTACTACCGGATCTGCTACATCTGGATTATAAGCATCAAGTCTGTTATTATAAATTGCACCTTCCTCGCCTCTAAAATATGAAATATCTCCGTCTTTATCAATTATATCTTTTCCTTTAAAACTTGGTGGCATAAATTGTGCTTGTCCCATATATGCAACATCTCCTAATATCTGCATTTCAACTCTAACCATATCAGCAGTTGGGTGAGTTAATGAATCCATAAATTGATCTACTATTCCACCGCCTTCACTATTCATTGACGCATTCATACTTTTTGCACCATCAACTTCGCTTTTTGTAAGAAAATCGTCACCAGCAAATGAATCCTCATGACTTGGTGGTATTTGTTTATCAGGTTCTATTATATTAATCCTTCGTTCGTTTTGAACATTTATATTTTTTAATTTTGATTGATAGTATGCAACTTTATAATTAATATTCAAATCTAAAATATCAGTGTTTTCACCAGTAAAAATATAGTTGTAATTTTTATATACAAACGGTATTTGCTCTCTACCTACTGAAACTCCCGGAATTGCTAAACTATATCCATTTATTTTAAAAGGTTCTATATAATACGTAATAATTTTTGGGTGTGTTTTTCTATATCTATCCCACTTTGTTTTTTGTGGAACAACTGAAGTTCGAATTTGAAAATAGTTAAAATGAAAATCTTCATTTGTCCGGGCCATATGAGCTCTTTCATTAGGATTTAATTCTTTTGTATCCCTCTTCGAATAAACTGATCTTGTCATGACTACTGAGTCTTTCCACTTCTCAAGTACATCATCTCCAAATCCTTCAATCATCTTCATTAATGATGTTAGAATTGTCATAATATGATCGCCTGCTTTCACTTGTCCAACTAATTTTTTATTAATCTCATCTTGCTTTCCTGGCGGAGCACTTTGATTATTCATTTTTATAGAGCCAATTGTCTGATTTATTATTAATTGCTGTTCACCGAAAAGTGGATGTACTTTCAATACATATTCATCTGGGTCTTCTACAAGATAATGGTAGTCTTTTTCATCTTTATTTTGTTTATTAAGTAAATTTTGTAATTCCTGTAATGTATCTGCCAATCTTGCATCGTTTGTCAATTGTCCTGTCGTTCTTAAATAAGCATATTGATTCAAATATCCAAATTCATTATATGGTATAGCACGAAGATTATAAACTGTACCGTTTTGTGATACATCTAATTGCAGATTAACAATTTTAATTGGAATAACTCTTTTAAGTAACGCCGTTTCGTCCTTGGATATTTCTTGTCCTTTTTCGTTCCATCCTCTAAATTCTAGTGTTAACATATACGGAGCGTCAACGTGGTCTGCATATCCATTATTTGCCGCGGCCGCTCTTATTCTTTTTAACAAACTAATTCCCATAGGTTCATTTATAACCATTTCGATTTTTGTAACTGATGACAACGGCCTATCTTCATTAAACGGTGGTAAACTATTCACTCTAACACTTTCAAAATATAAATCTCTTTGTTTTTTATATTCATTTAATGCTTCATCCATTGCCTCTGTGGCTCTTTTATTAAGACTTTTTTTAACTTCTTCGGCCATTGTACCTTCTGAATGTGGATTTGGTCTCCAATGCGTTGAATTAGCATCTCCTAAGCCTGCACTTCTTACAATCATATCATGTGGTCGACTATTCCAAAAACGTTTTGGTTCTTGTATTTCGGCTTGTGTTAATGCTGATAAAGTCCAAAGTGGAATATAAGATGCAAATTTATGTAATAAATTTGGCCGTGCATATTTGAAAATAGTGTTAGTTGCTGTTGTTGTTTTTGTGTTTTTTGTATTTTGCGTTTTACTATTTTCAGTAGTTGTATATATTGGATGAACTGCCATGGATTATACTCCCAAGTCGCTGGAAATATTTTCCTTTTTTGGCAACTGAATAGTTACACCTGGTTTAAAATCGTATATTGGATCTTCAAGTTCATTTGGATTTCTTTGTGTAAACACCCACCATAATCTTGGAGTTCCATATAAATCAAAAGCAAGTAAGTCGGGTCTATATGCGTAAGTTCTTTCTATTGTATAAGATTGATCATCATCTTCGGCTGTTATTGTTCTCGGTGAAAGAATATCTAAACTAATATCATTTTCAGTTGTGTCAAAATATGGAGATGTTTGTGAATACTTTGCCATTTTTATAGCCACCCTATTCCAGTTTCTTTGCTTAATGTTCCATCAACAAATCCTCTCATAGAAAATTTCTTAATAGAATCACGTGAGTAAATTGGTGTTATCATTACAGACACCATCGAAATTGTTGGTGCCCATGTTGCCGGAACATCATCTACACTTGTTATATTTTGTAAATGCGGGCGTCCTACTTGCGGTGCTGAACCCCCATAAGGTTGTTGTTGAGTACAAATATAATCAACGCCTGCTCTTAGTTCAACATTCCATTGATTCAGAACAACCGGAATTTTATTAAACATCTGATCACCATATCCCGACAAGTGTAAAATTGGTGGTGGATTACCTCTATAATCTTGTTCTGCTCCACCAAAAAACATTTTATGAACTGATCGTAAAAAACCTATTGCCGCTACCCAATACTTGGCATCTTCAGAATTTTGTACAATAAAATCTCCTATAATATTAATATCATTAGGCTGTGAATTTTGATAGGCCTGAAATGGATAATTGCTATGTACCTGTGATAAAGAATTATAATTTGATGCGGCTGAATATATTATTGAGGGTGTTATTGGCCAAATTATACCATTCACCGGATTGTCACCTTTTGCTAATGGTCCTAATACCTCATTATCAAATAGTAACTCTTTCAGTCTTGAAGGAGCATCCGCAGGGATTGTTAATTTTACTCTCCAATCCTTCTCCGTTGACCTTCCTGACCATTTAGCTCGTGTATGGGTTATTCGTGAGTCTGTTCTTATACCAGAACCAGTTAATCTGCCAAATGTTTTATCCCAGATACCTTTACCTGCGTTTTTGACTAGTGTTCCTACTGTTTTGTTTCCTGGTTGTGACATAATTCGGTTGTTATTTTTCCCAAAGTTTTGTATTATAAAACAATATTTATAGGCATCTTTAAAGGCGCACTTAATTACTCATACGACACACTTCAACAGACCTGTTTGTGGTCATTTTACCCGACATTAATAAAGCAAAGGAATAATATGAAAAGAGTAAAATACTTAAACAATCGGGACCTCTTGGCCCAAATACATAAAAGTAAGAACTCTTTTTGTTCTTATGTGGAAGAGGACAATCACCAACACGATTTAATTGTACCAAATCTTAAAAGAATTAATGCAACTAGCATCACCCAAGCAAGGAAAAACAGATCAAAACGACTAACACAAGAAGCTTGGATGCAGGCTAAACTACGTGGTGAGAAAAAAATTAAATTATCAGACTTCGTAGTAAACACTCGTAAAATTAACAAATCTGATTTGGTATTTAGAGTTTCTACATATGATCATATTCCGTTAGACCCTACTAGAAAGAAAAATCCAAAAACAGTAGCAGATCATCACACAAAAGTAAATTTTCCAGCATTTAACCATTATAAGATCGATAAAAAAGGAAAATTAATTTGTGTGGGGAAATCTCATTGGGTTGGCGGTATGTCTAATGGACATTTCTCTTGCACTCATGGGAAAATTACAAACAGTTTAGCAATGATGTTTATGAAACTATGTGAAAGATATGGTACTAGAGCAAACTGGAGAGGTTACACATATAACGACGAAATGCAATCACAAGCATTAATGCAATTATCACAAATTGGGTTACAGTTTGATGAAAGCAAATCAGAAAACCCCTTTGCATATTATACTGCGGCTATTACAAATAGTTTTACAAGAATTTTAAACATTGAAAAGAAAAATCAAAATATACGAGATGATTTATTAGAACAAAATCATATGATGCCTTCTTCAACTCGACAAGCTAAAAGTACAGAAGCCGCCATACTTAGAAGAAAAGCAAATTTACATGGACCAGTTAAAATTGTAAACAAAACTGCTATTAAAAAATTAAACAAAACGCTAAAGAAAAAAGGCAAATTAACATCAAAAGATTTTGAAGGAGCAACATATAAAGAATTTGACCGAGCGGATTTGCCAACGTACGAACTTAAAAAGAAAAGATGGTAACATATGTTTTTTAAAAAAGTAGCTTGTTTCACAGATATACACTTTGGATTAAAAGGTAATTCACGTGTACATAATGATGATTGTGAATCATTTATTAATTGGTTTATAGAACAAGCTAAAGCACAAGGTTGTGAGACCTGTATATTTTTAGGAGACTGGCATCATCATAGATCTGCAACTAACGTTTCAACAATGAATTACACAGTATCTAATGTTGAAAGATTAGCAAAAGCATTTGAAAAATTCTATTTTATAAATGGTAATCACGATTTATTTTATAGAGATAAAAGAGAAATTAATTCTGTAGAGTATATTAGAAATATTCCTAATGTCCATATAGTAAACAAATGGATAGTAGAAGATGATATTGCAATTATTCCATGGATAGTGCAAGATGAATGGAAACGTATACAAAATTTAAAAGCAAAATATGTATTTGGACACTTTGAACTTCCATATTTTAAAATGAATGCAATGGTAGATATGCCGGATATTGGCACAATTAAAGCAGAACACTTTACCGGATGTGAAAAAGTATTTTCAGGACACTTTCATAAAAGACAATATAATAAAAATATAACTTATATTGGTAATGCGTTTCCACACAATTACGCAGATGCATGGGATGACGAACGTGGCATGATGATATTAGAATGGGGTGGAGAACCAAAATATATTAATTGGCCAGATATGCCAAGATATAGAACAATTAAAATATCCGAACTCCTTGCAGATCCTGACAAAGTATTAAAACCAAAAATGTATGTGAGAGTTACATTAGATATTAAAATTTCGTATGAAGAAGCAAACTTTATAAGAGAAACTTTTATAGACAAATACGAATTAAGAGAATTACAATTAATACCAGAACAAATTGATAGAGCACAACAACCATTAGTGCAAATACAAAAATTTGATTCTGTTGATCAAATTGTTTTAAAACAATTAGAAGGTGTTGATTCTGAAACATACGATAAAAAAATATTAATGGCCATTTATAATAGTTTAGATGTTAATAATTAAAGATCTTACAGTAAAAAACTTTATGAGCGTGGGTAATGCTATCCAGGCAATTACGTTTGATAACAAACATTTAGTTTTAGTACTAGGTGAGAACATGGATCTAGGTGGTGACGATGCTGGTGCAAGAAACGGTACTGGTAAAACTACAATCATTAATGCATTATCTTATGTATTTTATGGTGAGGCATTAACAAACATTAGAAGAGATAATCTTGTAAACAAAACCAATGCAAAAGATATGTTGGTTTCTATAAACTTTATAAAAAATAATGTAACCTATACAATTGAACGTGGAAGAAAACCTCAAAAATTAAGATTTTATGCAAATGACATTGAGCAAAATACAGGTTCAGATGAAGCACAAGGGGAAAATAAAGAAACACAAAAAGAAATAAACAGATTACTTGGTATGACCCATGCTATGTTTAAAAACATAATTGCGTTAAACACATATACACAACCATTTCTCGCAACTAAACAAGCAGAACAAAGAGAAATTATAGAACAGTTATTAGGTATAACACTATTAAGTCAAAAAGCAGACTTGCTTAAAGAACAACAAAAAGCAAACAAAATTGAAATAGTTGAAGAAAAAATTAAAATAGATTCACAAATAGCATCAAATGAAAAAATACAAGAATCAATTGAATCATTAAAATTAAGAAGTAGTGCATGGCAAACACAAAAAAATGAAGATGGACAGGGATTTTCAAAAGCAATTGCAGAACTTGAAAAAGTAGATATTACAAAAGAACTAAATGCACATAAAAAACTTGCAAAGCATACTGATGATGTAAAAACATTAAGAAGTTTAGAAAAGGAAAAAGCGTATCATGAAGATTCTTTAACTAAAGCAGAAACGCAAGTTGAAAAAACTGAAAAAGATTTAGTATTTGCCAAAGATGCTAAATGTCCTACGTGTGAACAAGAACTGCATGACGACAAACACAAACATTTAGTAACTAAATTAAATTCAACGTTAACTGAATCTAAACAATATGCAGAAAAACTAAAAAGTGATCTTGTAAATGTGCAACAAAATGTTACTGACATTGGCGACATTGGTATTATACCCGACACGTATTACGACAATATTGATGAAGCATATAATCATAAAGGTTCTTTAGCAGATTTAAAAAGACAATTAAAACAAAATGAGAAAAAAACAGATCCATACGAGGAACAAATTATAGAATTAAACAAAAGTGCAATTCAAAAAATTAATTATAAAAAAGTTAATGAACTTGAAGATTTACATAGACACCAAGAATTCTTATATAAACTATTAACTGCAAAAGATTCATTTATACGAACAAGAATAATAGAACAAAACTTAACTTATTTGAATCAACGACTAGCATATTATCTTGGTGAAGTAAAACTTCCACATACAGTTAATTTCCAAAGTGACTTAACTGTACAAATAGAAGAGCTGGGTAGAGATTTAGATTTTGATAATTTAAGTAGAGGTGAAAGAAACAGATTAATATTATCTTTAAGTTGGGCATTTAGAGATGTTTGGGAAAGTCTTTATCAACAGATCAACTTATTGTTTATTGATGAATTGGTTGATGCTGGTATGGATGTATCGGGTGTTGAGTCTGCTATGGCTGTACTAAAAAATATGAGTAGGACTCAACAAAAGAACATTTTCCTAATTTCTCACAAAGATGAATTAATTTCTAGGGTGGATTCAGTACTAAAAGTAGTAAAAGAAAATGGTTTTACCAATTATTCCAATGATGTGGAAATAATTGTTTAGATTTTTCTTGACAAACTCACTTCTTACGTGCTTTAATTACTCATATGTTAATTAACAATATATAAAGGACTATAAATTATGTCACAAACACACGATTCGATCATGACAGAGATCCAAAACTACTCTACTGAGAATCAAAAGTTCACAGAAAAGGGTGTTAAGGCAAGTGCGACTAGAGCTCGTAAGGCACTAGCGGCTTTGTCAAAATTGATCAAAGCTAGAAGAAAAGAAATTCAAGAGGCTAAGAACGCGGCGAAGACTCAAGCGGCGGCCTAGTTTTTTTTAGATTTGAGATCTCAACTAAAGCCAGTGCTATTTGGTGCTGGCTTTTTTTAAAGTATTAAAATTTTCCTCTAATACATTTTGTATACTATTTGGTAAAGCATCAAATTGTTGTTGAAAAAAATTTACCCAGTTTGTATTCAACAAATGATCTAAATTAAATTTAATAACATCTTTATTTTGATTATATACTTCTTCAGATATTTTTAAATCAGTAAAAATTTCTTTATTATCTTCTAATATCTTTACCCATCTTTCAACAGGATTATCAAGTGATTCATTAGATAAATTAAATCCTGAATATGTTTTAAATCCTAAATGTTCCATACCATTTTTGTTAGCATCTTTCTCACAAATAAAAAACGGAATACTTGAACATCTAACAGCATCAAAAAATTTAGTATCGTGTCTATGCGTCCACATATCATCACTAGGCATTGTTGGTGCAAAATAAAAATATGCTTGTTGTAAAAGATCTGGCAACTTTTTTGCAAATGCAGTTGCAGAAATTGTATTGCCAAAATATTTAAAAGATGTATTTTTAAATTCTGTTTTAAACGGTTCTTTCCATAAGCTCGATATTTGATAATCATAATAAGATTTGTCATTATTACTAATCTCATCATACGCAATTTCTATATTATTATCCTGACACCATCTGGCTAAAATATAACGATTTAATCTCATATTACCCAATGAACAAAACACTGCCCTATTTCTCTTTACACTTGGATTAATGTCTTGGTTCGATAAAATTATATTCATTAAACGTGATTGATCAAAAACATATGTTTCCACTATAACTGCTGGAAATTTTCTTTGTAGATATACTCTAAAGTTATCTAACTTACCATTACAACTTACTAAAACTAATTTTTTTAATGTTGCTAATCGTTCTTTTTCATATTCAATCCAAATAGTTGGCCGCCATTCTAATGTATTTCCAACTAGTTGATATTCTGTTGCCGCTGTTGTATCATAAAAATACAAATACAAAACTTCTGTATTTTCGTTTATAACATAGTCTTCTTTTGTAAGGAAATTATCAAATGTTATTCTTTGCTCATTAATCATAATAAATTTGTTTTACTCGAATATCTAAATGCCCAAATAACGCCCATGCTCTTTCAATAGCAGTTTGATACAATTTTGCATCTTCTTCATTTTTAAAAACTAACTCTTTAAGTAACAAAGTATTTTTTTCATGCAAAGTCCATTTAATAAGTGGTAAAAATTCATGTTCGGCAGGTATAAAAACATTTTTTATTAATTCAATACCTTGCTTAACACTTTGAAATTTTACAAATTCAAAAAGTGGTTTTTCTTGTGCTGTTCTATTTTTTCGAATTTCATAATCTTCAAAAAAATTATGTTTCCATTCTTCCATAGTACAGTTATATAACTTATAGCCATATTTTTTATGTAATTGTTGCATTTAAGTTAATTTTAAAATACCTTTTCCATGAACACGCACTCTAATATGTCCGTTGTAGTATTGATTTGATTCTAACACTTTACGAGCAAACTGCTCTCGTGCTTCTACATAGGATAATTCCGATTTTGATTTACAATAAAAGAGTATTTCTCTTTTAAAGTTTTCTGCACCAAGTCTTTTGATATCTATTGTTAGGTCGTCGCTAGATCCGTAATAGTCTTGCCAATCACTTTCTACTTTGTATCTACGCTTATTTCTTCTACCTTTAAGTGGTGCTCTAGATCTTTTAAACTTTGCTAACTTTTTACCTATATACATCCTACCGTTGATTGCATTTGTTATTTGATACACAAACCCAACACAACTTTCTGGTAGTTCGTTTACTTTTTTATTCTCATAAAACCACATATTTCAATATTTAAACTCAATTCTGTTGACTATAATTTTATTCTATGTTATATATAAGTGAAGGGCAACAGCATCCTTCCACTAGGCAAATCATATCTACTTTATATATAAAACAGCATTGAGGTCGCAATTGCGATCAGATCTTGCTTGTAGGAAAGGCAAATGATGGGGCTCTGAGAAAAAGCACCCCCAAGTTTGTGTAAGATTATTGTATAAAGATTACACAAACTCGCGTTGGATAGAACAAGCTAACGGGTACAGCACAACCGCCCGGTTACGACAGCAATATATAATGACTATAAACTCAGCACATGGGTAAGTCGTTCTGCTAGAAATAGCAGAACTATGACTAACATCTAGCACATAGGACGCATATTGCGTTTATTTTTTAGAATGTAATTTAAAATAAACTGAGCGTAGCGAAAGTTTAGATGGCTAGAGCCATCTTTGTAAATACTAAAAATGAAAGTAATTTTTGACCATATTCATGGCAAACAAAAACATCAAGATTTAGTTATATGTTCTCCTTTAGCAATAGTAATGGAAGAAGAAGAAAACGAGGCAATCGAAGACGGGTGGCTAGCATCAGATAATCCTTATAAAGGAAAAGAAATATTTTACCAAGCTCGTTCTACTCGTATTGATCTTGACAAATACATTCCACGTTTTAAATCACATAAACTTAATGGTAAACAATTAAAAGTAAAAGAAATTGAAGCCAATGAAATGGTTAAACTACTAGGACTACCTAAAATATACCATGATTTCATGAAACGAAAAAAAATTACAATAGATAATCCATTTAATCATTATCATGGACGAGATTCTTTTCTTATCTTTTATACAGATACGCCTGATAAAATTATTGCGTTTACAAAACTTAAAAAATATCATTACCAAGAAGACGTCGGAGGGTTTGGTGGTTATACAAGACAACTTGGAGATGACGATGATGACGATTTTAACAGAGATAATATATTTTGGGCCGGATACCAATCTGTAATACACTGTAACGTTGATCCAATATCCCAACTTACTTTAGATATAGAACTACAATGGGCTAAAGAACACAAGGCCGCATACTTTTATATGGGTTCTGGATACGAAGCTTCTTCAATGTATAGGAGTAAATGGATAGGCTTTGAATGGTGGACTGGAACTAAATGGTCTAAATCTAAAAAACTATATCAACAATTATGCAGAAGTGATTCTAGGGTTAACTCTTTAACGGATGTTGCTAAGATCCCATCACTTCTTCCTCGTACTTAAAACTCTAATAAAATATATCTGCTGGATTACTCTTTGTCTTCTTCGGCGGCTTCTGTTTTGTGTGTTGTGCTATCTTCTTCTGTGCCGTTTGTCGTTATATACTTTTCTATTTCTTCGTCAATTTCTTTCTTAACAATTTTATTTTTATCTTTAAGTTTTTCTTTTATTATTGTAATTTCTTTATCATAATCGGAAATTTTGTGTCCTAAAGTTTTAACGTCTTGTGTTGCGTTTTCTAATTTAATCATAACAGACTTAATTCGCGACTCTTTTTGTTTAATAGTCTTAAGGAGTTCGTCTTTCTCATCGCTGAGATCCTTAATTGTAGACTTGAGTTCTTGAATAAGATCTCTTTCAGACATATAGGTTATAATTATCCATTTTTTTAGTATCCATTATAGTATAATATATTATTTTAGAAGAAAGGTTGACCAGTTTTTTTGGTAGTATCCATGTTTTCTTTTACTAAATCAGCTACAACTATGCGTTCCTCTGGACTTAAATTTAATGCTTGTTCGTAAGTTACTCCGCCCCGCATAAACCAACACACTTTAAATAATTCCATTTTCAAATTTTTAATATTTTGCTCTAAATCTTTAAGAAATTTAATAATGTCGTGGTTATCCTTAGACAGCAGAGTTACGCGAAAAAATTTGAGCTATCAAAAGTAACAGGCATTTCAAATGTTGCCCTTGCTCCTTTTTTAATTTGCTCATCTGTTGCTTTTAATTTAAGTGGTTTGATTGCCGCTTGTGTTCGAATTTCTCCAAGCACTACTTGTATTTCACTAATAATTTTTGCATCAGCATTGTCAATAAATGATTTTATTTGATCAGGATCTGAAACTAATTGTTTATCTGGTGTTGTAATTTCTGTAATAGCATCAACTAACATAGAAAAATTTAATTCTGTTAATTTAGCAAAATTTTGTGCAAACGATTTTCCTTTTTCTTGGTCGGACATTTTACTTGTAGCTACTGTGGCATATTGTTTTTGCTGTTCAAACGCAGAAACTTGACTATCAGATAATTTTTTATAAGTTAATGGTTTACATTTAATTGTAAATCCGCTTTTTGTTGTTGCTTCGTCTTTTAATTTAATATCTTTCATTGTTTCTAATAACTGTGGCAAATTTAAAGTATGATTCATCACTTCTGCTGGTGTAATTCCCGGAATCGTTCCAGACACGTCCATTGTGTCTCCATACGTTGCAATTCTTATAGCTAATAAAACAGTATCTAAATCATAATTCACTATTTGCCATGCATCTTTAATATTTGGAAAACACGATTGTATTACATTAACAGTAGCTTGTCCAGAAATCATAGCATCTGGCGTTTTAAATTCAATTTCATCTTTAGCTGTCATTGGCAAAACCGGAAGTTCTCCAGTTGTTGTTGGTTCAAACACTTCTTTACTATAATATTTTCCTTTTGACGGCAAAGTTATATAGATTACAGGTTGTCTATAATACTTTTCTAATGGATTAACGTTTCCCATAGGCATAGGCTTTGTTACCTCCGGTATTTCCGGCATTTTTGTTAATGGTTTTTCTGTTATTTGTTTCATCTATAAATATACAATATATGCGTATGTATGTCTATATTTATATGCGTCTATAATGACGGAATTTTAACCATATGGCAATTGACGATCAAGATATTAAAGAACTAGTAAAAGCAATAAAAGACTCTAGCAACCCGCGAGAAACTGCCATGGGTCGTCTCGGTGGACTAACAAGATCAGAACAACAACAAAAATTAAAACTAGCTAAAGAAGAACTTGCTCTACAAAAGAAAAAGGCCGGAGAAGATAAAGAAGAAATAAAAAGACTTGATGATGTAAATGATGCTCTTAAAAGTGTTGGGGCCGAATTACAAAGAGCTGGACAGTCTGTAAAAGGATTTGGACAAACAGTTGGTAAAGTAGGAGCTACTCTTTGGGATCTTGCTGATGCAGGCAAAGAAGGAACAGATCAATTCAAAACCTTTACTGGAATGTTTTCCGAACTTCCGGCGTTTGGTGGACTTATTGATAAATTTGGTAATTCTTTAGATTTCAACGTTAACTTATATAGACAACTTGCAACAACAGGTGCTGACTTTGGACAATCTTTAATTTCAATGAGACAAGCGGCCTTTGATATGCAAATGCCACTAACTGAATTTGCTGGTGTATTATCAGATAACACACAATCATTAGCGGCATTATTTGGAACTACACAATCAGGTGTTGCATATTTGACTGCATTCTCAGAAGAATTAAGAAGAGTCGGTATACCTCAAGTAGCTTCATTGGGGATTACAACAGAAAACCTAAATGATTTTTTAGGTACATATTTAGAACGACAACGAATACAACAAAGATTTAGTGCTTTAACCCAAGCAGAAGTAACTGCAAATGTAATTGAATATTCTAAAGAACTTGACAAGTTAGCTAGACTAACAGGAATTCAAAGAGAACAATTAGATGAAAACGTTGCGGCTCAACAAGCCGATTCAGTATTCCAAGCATACCTAAGTGGTTTAAATGAAGACCAAGCTAGAGAGGCACAAAATCTTGTAGCATCTATGACAGCATTAGATCCTGCTTTAGGAGATGTTGTTAAAAATATGATAGCAACCGGAGTTCCATTTGGAGAACTTGGTGAAACACTTGCAGGAACTTCAAAAGGGTTTATGGATACTATTACTGCATTTAGAAATGGACGTATTGGTGCCGAAGAAGCTTTAGCAGGATTAAGAGATGCTGGATTAAATTTCAAAGAAGGGTTTGATGCTCAAACATTATTATTTGGAGGACTAGATCAAGCAGGAAATTCACTTTTAAAACTTTCAACATTAGGTTTAGATTTAGAAAAATCACAAACAGAACAAGAAAAACAAGCGACCGCATTAACAGATACATTAACTACATTTAATGAAGCGGCAAAAAGATTAAAAGCGGCTTTTGAATCAATACAAACTAACATATTATCACACTTTGGACCAGCAATTACAAAATTTAGTGATTGGCTACAAGGTCCATTTATGGGTTCTATGGATTCATTAATTGGTATGCTTACTAAACATCCTAAAATGTTTGCTGGAGCAGTTGTAACAGCATTAGGAGGAAAATTTTTATTTGATGCGGCTAAACAAACAATGATTATAGCGGCTGGAGTTAAACTAGGTTTGTTTGGCTGGAGAGCGATGTTTGGTATGATAGGTAGAACCATGGGTTTATTAACTAAAATTCTTGCACCACTTGCCATTGCTATTTCCGCCATATCATCTATCTTTAAATTAACTGATGATGATAAAAGTAATAATGCAAAAGGCATAGGAGAACTAGTTGGATTAGCACTAGGTGGAATTGCTGGAAGCGTTTTTGGACCAGCAGGTACAGTTGTCGGTGCTATGGCAGGAAAATGGGCAGTAGGCGGAATTGCTGATGCAGTATTTGGTGGTGAAGGAAAACACGCTGGTGGAGATGTTTTTAGTAACACACCAACGTTAGTAGGTGAAAAAGGCCCAGAATTATTTGTGCCGAAAACAGCTGGTACAATTGTTTCTAATAATAACACAGTGGCACAAGCAGGTGCGTCAGCTATGCGTAGCAATTCACAACTGACTACTTTGAATACCACTATCACACAACTTGTAAAGTCTAATAATGCCGCGGTACAACACTTAAATACACTAATAGCACTAGGAGTAATGACAGAAAGAAACACTAAAGGTACGAAGATTAATGTTGCAAACCTAAGTGGTTCTATTGTATAATTTAATATATGGCTTGGAAAAAATACTTTAAAGACGCAAACTTGTCTCCTATCTCAGGAGAAAAAGTTCCTAATTTCGCAAAAAGAAACTATTCATCTTATTTGCCTGATGTTTATACCGGACATCCAAACAGAATTCAAAGATATTTTCAATATGACCAAATGGATTCAGACAGTGAAATTAATGCGGCACTAGATATTTTAGCAGAATTTTGTTCACAACATAATAAAGAAAATGAAACTCCGTTTGATCTAGTTTTTAAAGATGAAACAACAGACCATGAAGTTAAACTTTTAAAGAAAGCACTTCAACAATGGACAAAAGCAAACAAATTTTCAAAAAGAGTTTTTAGAATTATCAGAAATGCATTAAAATATGGTGACTGTTTTTTTGTACGAGATCCCGAAACACAAAAATGGTTGTATATTGACAATGCAAAAGTTGACAGAATAGTTGTTAATGAATCAGAAGGTAAAAAACCTGAACAATATGTTATAAGAGATATTAATCCAAACTTACAAAGATTAAGTGCAACACAAATAACACCAAATCAAACTTATGGTGGTGGTGGAACAACTGGTGGTGGTACTGCGGCATATGGATCAAGTTATGCAAACGCAGGAAATCAAGCAAATATGTCAGGATTTTCTGGAGCATCTGGTGGACGTTTTTATAAAACTATGAATGCGTACAACGTTAATGCTGAACACGTTATTCATTTAAGTATGTCAGATGGTTTAGACAACTTATTTCCTTTTGGACAATCAATATTAGAACAAGTTTTCAAAGTTTACAAACAAAAAGAATTATTAGAAGATGCAATTATCATTTACAGGGTTCAAAGAGCACCTGAAAGAAGAGTATTTTATATCGACGTAGGTAATATGCCAACACACTTGGCGATGCAATTCGTTGAGAGAGTTAAAAACGAAATTAATCAAAGAAGAATTCCAAGCACATCAGGTGGTGTCAACTATGTTGATGCTACATATAATCCTATGTCAATTAATGAGGATTATTTCTTTCCGCAAACAGCAGAAGGAAGAGGATCTAAAGTTGATACACTACCGGGTGGTACTAACCTAGGTGAAATAGATGATCTTAAATTCTTTACAAACAAATTGTTTAGAGGATTAAAAATACCAAGTTCATATTTGCCAACAGGTCCTGATGATGGACAACAATCATATAATGACGGTAGAGTTGGTACTGCGTACATACAAGAATTAAGATTTAACAAATACTGTATGAGATTACAAAGTATGATAGCAAACGTATTCGACGAAGAATTTAAATTATGGATTCATAGTAAAGGTTACAACATTGATAATACAATGTTTGAAATTAAACTTAATCCACCACAAAACTTTGCACAATATAGACAAACTGAAATGGATCAGGCACGAGTATCAACATTTTCACAACTTGCTGATCTACCATATATGGCAAAAAGATTTGTATTAAAGAGATATCTTGGTTTAACTGAAGAAGAAATGACAAGAAATGCTGATCTTTGGGCAGAAGAAAATAATATTCCTAAGAAAAAACAAAGCAAAGCAACACAATTACGAGCAGGCGGGATATCACAATCAAACATTACTTCAGATTTAGACCAATTTGAAGAACCAACAGCAGAGCCAGAAGCTCCAGAACCAGGGCAACCAGGGCCAGGAGCACCAGGAACTACACCAGGTGGCGGAGGTACTATACCTGGAGGCGGTGCACCGCCAACACCAGCTTAGGATTAAATACTGTTATGAAACTATTGGAATTCTTTACACATACAGCAGACGGGTTTGAACATGATAAAACATATGAACCTGAAAACGATATTTCTATACTAGATAAAGATGACACTAGAAAAACACGCCTTTCACTTGGCGAAATCAATTCAATGAGATTAGCATCTGAAGAACATGATGCTAGACAAAAAGAAGAAGCGGTATTTGTTCAAAAAATGTATGGACAACCAGCGCCAGAAATGGACGATTTAGCAATCTAATTTAATACACCGTTTAGTAAAACATAATAATTAATATAAATTATGAGTGACATAGCATTTGTATTAGGGAATGGCGAATCCCGAAAAGGAATTCACATAGAAGATTTAAAAAAACACGGCACAGTATTTGCCTGTAATGCTGTTTATCGTACTGATCGTCCTGATTTTTTAGTTGCTGTAGATCCTAAAATGTTAATTGAAATAGCAGAGTCTGATTATATGAAACATAATCAAGTATGGACAAACTTTAATGCACAATATAACAAACATCCAAAAATATTAGATAATTGTAAATGGTTTCAACCAAGTTTAGGGTGGAGTTCTGGACCAACAGCATTAAGAATGGCTTGTGAACGTAAACATTCTGAAATTTATATATTAGGGTTTGACTATCAAGGACATAAAGATGATAAAGTTCCCCAAACATCGCGGTTTAATAATCTCTTTAAAAACAGTCGTAACTATAAAAAGAGTAAAGATGAGGCTACTTTTTCTGGCAACTGGATGAATCAAACGAAGAGGTGCCTACAAGATTTCAAAAAAATTAATTTCATCCGTATAACACATAACGGCGGGTTTAAACCCAAAGACATTGCCTGGCACGACAATATAAAACACATCACAACCGAGGAATTTTTAGCTAAATTTAACCTACAAATAAAAATATAGCCAAAAGACCTAATTTTGCCAAATATAGGTACCATTTTTACCCTTTTTTAGTAAATACCTACACTTATAAGTATAACTTGCCACAATAAAGGAGCACGTGCAAATGTCAAACGAAAAACAAAATAAATTTGAATCGTTATTAGAATTACTAATCAACGAAGAAAACGACAAAGCAGAAGCTTTATTTCACGACATCGTTGTAGAAAAATCGAGAGATATCTACGAAGGTTTAGCTGAAGAAGAAGCACCTGCAAAAGCAGAAACTAAAGAAGACGACAAAGAAGAAGTCAAAGAAACAGAGAAAGCAGAAGATAAAGAAAAAGATGTTAAGGAAGAAGCTAAAGAAGTTCCAGCTGACAAAGAAGTTAAAGACGAAGGTGTCTTTACTAAACCAGCGGCACCTATAGCTACTACCCCTGCAATCCAACCTGCAAAATCAGATGAAGAATCAATTGAAGAAATCGGTGGCGATGCTACTGACAACTTAATTAAAGATATCTCATCAGATGAAGAAGGTGAAGCAGATGCGGCCGCTGACGAATTAGGTCAGGATATGGACGCAGACGGCGACGAAAATGGAGAACAGGCACCAGAAGAAAGAATCTCTGATTTAGAAGATGCTTTAGAAGAATTAAAAGCAGAATTTGAAGCGATGATGAACGGTGGGAATGATGAAGCAGAAGCAGAAGAAACAGCTCTTGCAACAACAATGCCAGTTGAAGCTCAACCAGAAATGGCTAGAGTAGAAACTAAAGACTCTAAAGAAGGCGCTAAAGAAACTGTGAAAGAATATAAAAATCCAGTTAAAGCGGATATGAGCGGCGGAGATGACAAATCAGCAAAATCACCTGTATCAAGTGGACCGAAAGTGAAAAGTGCGGCAACCGGAGTTAAAACTGGTTCAGGCGCGGCTGACACAGGACGAGCGGCACCATCAACAGGAAATATGAAATCAGGCGATTTTGAGAACACAGGCGGAAAAGCTAAATCTTCTTCATTTAAGAAGCAAGAGAAAGCTGATCTAAAAGATGGTTCAGATAAATCTGCGAAATCACCAGTAGCCGGCAAGTAATTGTCAGCAATTATTGATTTAACAAAAAAGGAATTGTCAGATGTCACTATATCTTAGAGAACACTTAACATACGATCAAGCCAGAATACAGGTTTTGCACGAAGGACACGAAGGCAAGGACTTGTACATGAAAGGGATCTGTATCCAAGGTGGTATCAAAAATGCTAACGAAAGAGTTTATCCTGTGCAAGAAATTGCAAAGGCAACTAAAACTCTTAATGATCAGATTACATCTGGTTATTCAGTTCTCGGAGAAGTAGATCATCCAGATGATTTAAAAATTAATTTGGACCGTGTGTCTCACATGATTACAGAGATGTGGATGGACGGACCAAATGGATACGGCAAAATGAAAATTTTGCCAACACCGATGGGCCAACTTGTCAAAACAATGTTGGAATCAGGTGTGAAACTAGGAGTTAGTTCTCGTGGTTCTGGCAATATGTCAGAATACGGTAACGGCGAAGTTTCAGACTTTGAGATCATAACAGTTGATGTTGTGGCCCAACCTTCGGCACCAGGGGCATATCCTACGCCAATTTATGAACATCTTTTAAACACAAAAGGTGGAGTAAAGGCAAAGGGACTGGCGGCGGAAGTTAGAAATGATGCAAAAGCCCAAAAATACCTCAAAGAGGCACTAACAAATATAATAAAGGACCTAAAATAATGTTTGATATATCAAAACTAGTAGAATCAGGAGCAATTTCGGAAGATGTGCAAAACAGCATCCAAGAAGCTTGGGATTCAAAAATAAAAGAAAATAAAGAAACAGTAGGTGCTGAATTAAGAGAAGAATTTGCTAAAAGATACGAACACGACAAAGGCAACATGATCGAAGCAATCGATAAAATGATGTCTGAGAAGTTAAGCGAAGAAATCTCTAAATTTATAGAAGATAGAAAAGCACTAGCACAAGAAAAAATATCCTACAAAGAAAATGTAGGCACGCATTCAGCAAAATTGGAATCATTTATAATGCAAAAACTTGCTGAAGAGTTAAAAGAACTACATGGCGACCGTAAAGGTGTTCATGAGAACTTTAAAAAATTAGAAGGGTTCGTTGTAAACGCACTTGCTAAGGAAATTAAAGAATTCCATGAAGACAAAAAAGGCGTTGTGGAAACGAAAGTTAAATTAGTTGCAGAAGCTAAAACACAAATGGCTAAACTAAAAGAAACTTTTATAAAGAAATCTGCTAAAGTTGTACAAGAAGCAGTAACTAAGAAAATTGGTGAAGAAATGACACAATTAAAAGATGACATTTCTAAAGCCAGAACAATCAACTTTGGTAAGAAAATATTCGAAGCGTTTGCTTCTGAGTATCAGAACTCATATTTAAATGAGAAATCTGAAACTTCTAAGCTATTGAAAGTCGTTGATGAAACTACTCTCAAATTAAAAGACGCTGAGAAGGCTGTCGATGAAAAAAACGCGGTGATTGAGTCGAAGAATGCTGAGTCCAAAAGACAAGCAGACTTAATGGAACGCAAGGAAAAGATGGCTGAGTTGCTCAAACCATTGAGCAAAACAAAGGGTGAAGTAATGAGTCAACTGTTAGAATCAGTTCAAACAGTGAACTTAGAAAATTCATTTAACAAGTATCTACCTCACGTAATGGCAGACAAACCAATTGCAAGTGTTAAAGGAACAAAAGTTATGACAGAAGCAGTAGGTGACAGAGCGAAGAGAGAAGATGCAGAACTAACTAATATTCGTAAATTAGCGGGTATTTAATTTAAACTAAAGGAGAAAAGATACAAATGTCAGAAATATTTGAATCTAAATGGAGCGAAACAAAACAAGCTCTAACTGAAGGTTTAGAAGGCAACAAGAAAAAAACAATGGACGTCATTCTAGAAAATACTAAAAGGTATTTGTCTGAGGCGGCTACTGCAGGTGCTACAAGCGCCGGTAACGTTGCTACACTAAACCGTGTGATTCTTCCAGTAATACGTAGGGTTATGCCTACTGTTATAGCGAACGAGATCGTTGGTGTACAACCAATGACTGGTCCGGTTGGACAGATCCACACACTAAGAATAAGATATGCAGACACAGTTGCGTCGAACACGACAGCAGGTGAAGAAGCATTATCTCCATTCAAAATTGCGAGAGCGTACTCTGGTAATGAAACAGAAGCAACACCTAAAGCGTCAACAACAGCGGCGAAAGAAGGTACTGCAGGAAACAGACTATCAATACAAATCTTGAAACAACCGGTAGAAGCGAAATCTAGAAAACTATCAGCTAGATGGACTTTTGAAGCGGCTCAAGATGCTCAAGCACAACAAGGTATCGATGTAGAAGCAGAGATCATGGCGGCATTAGCTCAAGAAATTACGGCTGAGATCGACCAAGAAATCATTGGTTCATTAAGAACATTGGCTGGAACAGCTACTGAAACTTATGACCAAGCGGCTGTATCTGGTACTGCAACTTTCGTTGGTGATGAACACGCGGCTTTGGCTGTGTTAATCAACAGAGTTGCTAACACGATTGCAACTAGAACAAGAAGAGGCGCTGGAAACTACGCAGTAGTTTCTCCAACAGCTTTAACTGTTCTACAATCAGCTACAACATCAGCTTTTGCAAGATCAACTGAAGGTACTTTCGAAGCACCTACTAACACAAAATTTGTTGGTACGTTAAATGCTTCTATGAGAGTATACGTTGATGCTTACGCAGTTGATGCCACATCAGTACTAGTGGGATATAAAGGAGCAAGTGAGGCAGACGCACCAGCGTTTTATTGTCCTTACATTCCTTTAATGTCAAGTGGCGTTGTACTTGATCCGTCTACTTTCGAACCAGTAGTTGGCTTTTTAACAAGATATGGTTATGTAGAGTTAACAAACACTGCATCATCTCTTGGTAATGCGGCTGATTACGTTGGATTAGTAGCGATCACTTCAGGTAACTTAAAATTCAAATAAGCCCAGGCTTATTTTATTTTCAAAGAAAGGCGGCTTTATGTCGCCTTTTTTTGTGGAGGTACTTTCAGGTTTTAAATATGCTTATGCGATATTGTTTTCATCATATACCAAAAACTGCAGGTAGTTCATTAAAAGCAAGATTAAATCACCGAGTATCTATTGGACAAATTAACAAATTTTCATATGCTATTGGACATAATATAAGTGTAACAACAATCGGTAAACATTATACATTGTTAAGAAATCCATTAGATAGAGATATGTCACATTTCAATTATGATTTTAATAAAAAAGAAAACATAGCAGATACATTTGAAGAAAGTTGTAACAAGATGCACGGCAATTTTATGGTACTTTGGTTATATTCAAACTATCTAAAGCAAACTGCTAACATACCAATTGAAGAAAAATATAAACAAGTACAAAATGCATTAAAAAATAATTTTTTAAAAGTTTTTAACGCTGATAAATTTGAAAAGTCATGGAAAGAAATTGCAAAAATATTAAAAGTTGATATCAATCCAACAATGAATAGTAACCAAAGTAACAAAGATTATAAAAAAATAATTGATTATAGTAAATTAACAAAAGAATTTATAATTTGGCACAGAGATTATAACAAATACGATTATAAATTATATAAAGAATTTTGTTAATTTATTAATTGTAAATTAGTTTTAGCAGATTCTTTTTTCATTTCGTGTATAGTATCTCTTTCATCATCATTTGTCCACTCAAATGTTGCTCTACTACAAGTATTGCAAATTAAATTTTGTTTTTCTTTAGAATATTCTTTATTATAAATTAAATCATGCTCTTTTCGTAAGTTTTGCCATACTTTTTCTATCCCTAGTTCAAAAACATTGCCATAATTTGTTAATTTTTCAGCATCATCACAACATAAAACACCAGTACCATCGACCATTACTTCCATTCTTCTTAAAATTTTTCCATAAACCATCCTACACCCTTGTACAAAGTTTGTTTTTGTGATAGGAAACTCTTTATTTTTAGTCCAAACCCCATCGCCTGATGCCATTCTATTATGCATCCATTCGTTTTTTGCTTTTACTCTACCTAATGTAATTGATTGCATTTGATTTACAATATTTTGTCTCTGTCTAGTTGGAACGTTTTGTGTTTTATGCTTGATTCCTATTACCATTTTCTTGCTTATGTCTGGATATTTCTCTTTAACTTTTATTAATCTTGCTTTAGTAACTTTCCAACTTACACCCATCCATTCTTTTATTTCTTCTTCAGTAAAACCAATAATAGAAATGTTAATTTGTCGAACTGTATGCAAATATTTTTGAATAATTTTACAATTTTTTTCCGTAAACGATACACCGTTGGTTGTTAATATAACTTCTATTTGATTTTTGTCAGCAAGTTCGAAAATCATTTCTAAATCAGGACAAACTAATGGATCAGAATATCTCCATGGTTGAATATAAGCTGTCCACGGAGCAACTTTATATTTTTTTAACAAAGATGAAAAATCATTTAACAAAAATTTAATTTTTTCATGAGACATTTTTTGAGATCTGTATTCTTTACTTTCACCTAACCAAGAATATGGACAACAAAAACATTTTGCGTTACATAAATTAATTGGTTCAAAAATTAATTCTGTTGGTATTGGAAAGTGATAATTCATTTTTATATGTGTATTTAATTATATTTTTATTGGCCACACGACTTCCAAACCAAATAGTGTAGTTTTACTTTGTATAGTAGACTTCTAAATAATTCTAAGATTCGAATGAATCTTATTATCAAGGGAGGTCCAAATATGGATATCATGGTAAAAGTAAAAGGATGGGCAAAAGGATTAGCTGATGTGGGCGTAAGTCTAATAGCATTAGGAATCGTTTTAGAAATTCTTTTCAATGGTCAAGGTATTCCGTTCTGGCCAAATGTTTCTGTAATAGGAAATGTCCAGGGCGTACTGTCTGGCTTTTCTGACCAAGGTTTGGTCGGTTTAGTAGCAGTTTGGATTTTATATCATATCTACAATCGAAAATAATATATATAAAAATCTAGAAATACGTTAACCTCAAAGAGTGGTGTAACTACTTAAATTTTACACCACTCTTTTTCTTTTTAAATACAACAAATGACAAGAATAGTAATTGCTGGAGACAGTTGGGGAGCTCATAGTTACGAAGCAGATTACAACTACCCGAAACTACCAGGATTCAAATGGAAAAAAAAGAAAAAATATGTTCTGTACCCAGGGCCAGGACATTTCTTGTCTGAACTAGCAGGGTTGGAAACAATAGTAACTGCTGATCATGGTGTTTGTAACTCAGAAGCAATTGATAACCTTAATAAAATTGATTATAAAAACGATATTATAGTGTTCTACAAAACCGGAGTATTACGAGAAATTTCCAGAGCATATATGAATAAAAAAGATTTTAATACAACAAAAGATTGTAAAAAAGATATAGAATATTATTTAGATAAGTTTTATAAACAAGTTTCAAAAATAAAAGCAAAACACTTTTGTTTAGTAGGTGGGTGTACTGCAATTGATATAAACAGAGCAAAAGAATACAACATAGATGTAATAGAACCAAGTCTTACAACATTTTTATTTCCTCAATTTAATGACTCTCATGAATTTGACAATATTCATTATTGGAACGAATTTAATTATAAAGATGACTCTTATTTTAAAAAAGGTGTAATACAATCAGGTGATAAAGTAGAATTTTGGAACAAACATCCAAAACAATTTTGTAAAAGACATCCTACAGTTGCATCTAATAAAAAAATTGCTAAAAGGATTTACAATTATCTTAAGGATAAAAATATTCTTTAACACCTTGTTTTATTTTTATAAAAAAGTTTAAAGTAACTCTATTTGACTCTTCAGTACTATTATAACTGTGCCAAGTTTTACTTTCAATTCCTGCAAAAATCATAGTTGAATTTGGTTTCCATGGTGCTTCTTTAACTAAACTTTCTTTTTTCTCTTCGGTGTACATTCTTGTACCACAATTTTTTTCTGGAGTAATATAAGTTACACTAGACCAAATCTTTGAATGTGTTTCTTGATGTATAATATGATCATAAGGTTTTGGTGGTGTTACTCCAACATAAGCAATAACAACTAAATCATCTGCCCATCTATGTTCTGGAAATACATTACATAATTCTTTTCTATTTTCGTAAATGTTTTTTGATATATCACGTATTTGATCATACCAGTTGATATTAAAATCCTTAAATTGTTGTGGTGTAATATGATTTTCTGTTGTTGTTTTATATGTAGACATATCTTTTAATTTTATTTCTAAGAGTTTATTACACTCATTTAATAACAAATTAAATTCAGCTGACTCTAAATGATTTTCAGTTACTGTGTGTTGCCATGGATCTGTTAAAACTTTTGCCTTTAAACACTTATCTACGAAATTTTTACCTAGCATACGAATATTTATTAGCACTAAATTTTACCAAAAAATCAATAAATAGTTGCAGTTCAAACAGAGCTCTACAACAAGTAGAGACTTATGCGGAATTAACCGCGTAGCGAGTAGAACTCGCATTAGGCTCTGAACTAGGAGAAAAAAAATGGGAAGACCACTCAACAAAAACAATATGTCTGGCACTGGATATCACCAGGGTACAGAACATCAATCTAGCTTGGCGGGAAATATAGCCGTAACAGCTTATAGACCGTACGGTGGAGCAAAAGTTGATTCAACAGTTGCTTACGTAGTATCACAAAGAAGTTCTAATAAATTTAAGATACAATTAGAAGATTCGAGTGAAGCTGTGTACCAATTGAAAGCCGTTGCACCAGGATCATTAGCTAATGATAACGCGAGCTCACTTGGTGAGTTCTGTGTTCAAGTTATCCTAAACGACTCAACAGTAGCATACGTAGAAAAGTTCTATAACAGAACTATACACTATGTAACAGCGGCAGGAACTGCTGGTTTTTGCACTTATACACTAGGTGCTGAAGGTACTGACGAAGCTCAAGCAGGAGCAGGCGTAGGTTCAATAAACGTTAGATAATATTAAACACACGTGCTTATAAGATTAAAGGGGGAGTTCAACGCTCCCCCTTTCTTTACATAAATAATAGCAAATGGCAAAGACTTTACGTACATCAGGTGATTATACAATCAAAACGGGCACGGGTGCAGGTGGCTCAAATACCGTTTATTTGGACTCGAAAACAACAAGAATTGTAGGAGATTTAGTTGTTGACGGTTCTAGAACAGAATTAAACACAGCAACACTTTCAGTAGAAGATAAGTTTATAGAAGTAAACAGAAATAATTCAACAGCTGATACAGAAGATTCAGGAATGTTTTTTAATAGAGGAACTTCAAATGCTGGATTATTATATTGGGACGCAGGAGATGATGAATTCCAATTAGGTACTACAACAAATGCTCCAAGTGTTACAGCAATTTCAAATATAACTTTAGCAAATATTAAAGTTGCTACAACACCTGGTCATGCTAATCACGCCGCATCTAAAAGTTATGTAGATAGTACTGCCACAGGCTTTACATTAAAAGTAGCAGGTGATGATTCAACTCAAGTTGCAGTTGGTACAGGAAATACAATAAAATTTGCAGGAGCTAGTGGAATTAGTACAGTAGCTAGTGAGCCAGATACAGTAACAATAAGTTTAGGATCAAATTTAACAAATATTAACTCAATTGATCAAGGATCTTCTAATGGTGATTTAATTTTAAGAGCAAATGGTACTGGAGATGTGGTAATAAATGATACATTAACATGGTCAGCCGCGGCTTCAGATCCAACAGCAACAACAGTAACTAAAGTTTACAACAAAACAGCAGGTGGAGGTGGTACTGGAATATTTTTCAGAAACTCAAACATAGGTTCCGGTGCTGTAGGTGAACTGATAAGTAAGAGTAAGGCTACGGCATTAGCGATAGCATTAGGATAAAAAAGTATGGCAATAACAAATTTTCAAGTAGCAACCAGTGTCACAGCGGCATTTACCGCGGGGGCGGAAACTGCAATTACTGTAATTTATATTACTAATAAAACTGACGGTGACGGAACCGTAGACGTTTACGTTACTCCAACTGGTGTATCAGCTACTGCAAATCATTTAGTATATTCACAATTAACTATTAAAGCTAGAGACACTTACATACTCGATACAGAAAAAATGATTTTAGAAAGTGGTGCAAAAATTTGGATTGCGGCACCAGATTCGGCGGCACAATTCAACGCAACGATCTCAACTATAGGATTATAATCTTATGGGTAGATATTTAAAAAATCCAGAAATAGGCAACAATGCTTTCGGAATTACAATTCCAAATGTAACAACTGCTCAAAGACCTTCTGGTGTTAATGGACAATTAATTTACAACACAACAACTTCAACATATCAATCTTATATTGGTGCGGCTTGGTATAATGTGTCAACCGCGGCAGGAGAAAAAACTTTAACTATTGATCGATTTCAAGGTGACGGATCATCAACGGTGTTTGGTGCAGGAACAGGTAATACAGTAGACGGATCAACAGCGGCAACATTCAGTCAAACTGTAAATGATGCAACAGACATTTTAGTTTTTGTTGGTGGCGTTTATCAAATTCCAACAACTAACTATTCAGTATCAGGACAACAAATAACTTTTGGTTCTCTTGTACCAGCAAATGATGGTGCATCAAATGGTCATATTATTACTATCATCCACGGCCTACATAAATTAGGCGCTTAATTTTTATTGAATTATTCCGAAAGGACGCCAGGTACCTGGCTTTCCACCTTTAACGCATACCCAACCAACTGGTTTATTAATACTAGGTTTTTCATTCCATGTAATTGAACCAGTATTCCAACTTCCAGAGTTAGGTATTTTCTCTCCTGAAGTAAATGTTCTTTCAGCAAATTTAATATTTCCATCAACTTCTAAACTTTCTTTAGGATGCTTTACTCCAATACCTAATTGACCATATACATTTAATTTAACAGACTTACCTGTTTCTGACCCAACAACTACATCACCATTAGCACGACAAGTTAGTCTTGGTGTAAAATCTGTTCCAATAGCAAATGCAACGTGAGTATGTGTTCCAACAAATGCATTCGCTTCTTGCATAGTTGTAAGAATTTCATAACCACCCGAATTTACTGAGAAGTCTGCCGACGGTGCAGTTGTATTAACTCCAACTCTTCCATCTGCAACATAAAAAGTATTTCTAACTTGTAAATCTTTTAAAATTCCTACTGCTGTTAAACTACTTTTTGTAACACTTTTACCTAATCTATCTTTCCAAATTACTTCATTATGATCAATCATCATTGCTTTTTGCACATTTAATTTAGGAACCTGTGCTTGAACATATTCTAAATTTTCAACCTTAACAGTTCCTTTAATATGCAAATCATTTTCAACTACAACCTCTGAGTCTTTTATTGTAATTTGTGATTTGTTTGCTTCATCTTTGATGCCAGTACTATTAAAATTTGTAATTGTACCACCATCAATAACATCTCCAGATAATGCATTTTTTTGTATTGGTTTTACTTTATTGGGCAATTTGTTAATGGGTAATAGTGTCATATAACGATTATTTATTGCTATGGGTTATGACGGCAAAATACTAATAAATATTGATGTAGTATTATGGCAATAACAAAGATAGCAGGCGAATTATTAGAATCTAATCTTATCCGTTCCACGGATCTAGCATTTAATACAAATTTATTAGTAGTAGATGTAGCTAACGGTAGGGTTGGTGTGGGTACAGCTACCCCTGGCAATTTTCAATTAGATATTGCTGGTAATACAAGAATTTCTGGTGACCTTACAGTTACAGGTACAACAACCACAGTAGACTCACAAAATTTATCTATAGAAGACAACATGATTGTCTTAAACAGTTCGGGCTCAATTGGGCATAATGCAGGAGTAATGATTCAAAGAGGTGCGGCTGGCAATAATGCAGTAATGTATTGGGACGAATCTATAGACAAATTTAAATTTGGAACAACAACAGCTGATGGTTCTACAACCGATGATTTTGCATCAACACTAGCAAAATTACAAATTGGTGAACCAGCGGCTGATTCTGATGCATCAACTAAAAAATATGTTGACGACCAAGTTAGCAGTATATCAGTAGTATCTTCAGGTAGTGGTTTAACATTAGGAACTCCAACTGATTCTACAGTTAGCGATGGATCATATACACTTAATACCGGTGGCACAGTTACAGATGCAATTGATGATTTAAATGAAGTACAAGAAAATATTAGATTAAGTCAATATGTAAAAAGTGTAACTTATACAAGAACTCCAGCGGCAGGGTCATTAGGAATGACAGTAACTTTAGCCATCACAGCAGTTGGTGGAGGTGCTAACAGGTATGAAGTTAATTGGGGTGACGGCACAACTACAACCGAGACTGCTACAAATCCAACCCATGACTATGATGAAAATTCTGGTACACCTTATACAATAACAGTAAAAGCATATAACCTTAGTGCAGTAACAGATTCTTCAGGATCCTTTGCAAATTCCGGTGACTCAATGACAAATTTACAAGTAACAGTTTATACATCAACACCAGTTGTTAATTTTGAATTCTATGCGGCAAGTTCTGGAGGCTCTGCATTAACAGGAAATAATTTATGGGCAGTAGAAGGCGGAACAAGATACTTAAGAAATACTTCAACAAATACATCTGGGGCCACAGTGGTATACTCAATGGCTTGGGGCGATGGTTCTAGTGCTACTGCTATTGCAAACGATAGTGCGTCAGGTGGTGTAAGTGGAACAAGATTATCCCATGCCTGGGGAGCAGGTACAAATAGTAGTACCGGCCGAGATACATTAACACTTTCATTAACTACTCACTCAACTTGTAATCCAGCACTTTTACCTATAACAGGATCAATATCATTAAAAGTTTATGATGATGTTCCTGCGGCACCAGATGATATAGGTGATAAAACAATTGCAATGAACGCCGTTGTAGGAACAAGTCCAAAACTTTGTTCTGGATTTACTGAAAACGTTTCAGGTTCTCCAACTTATGCGGCTGGAAATGCTGTAAACAGAGTTACAACTGTTGATCCAGTTAGAACCGCATCACAATCAACTTGGGCATACAACGCCGCGGCTGGTACATTAACAGCATACGTAAACGGAAGTGCTTCAGGAGCCATTTCATTATCAGGCAGTGATAACAGTGGCACAGCAACTAACTTAACAA